GATCGTGAACTTGTGGTGGATGGCGTCCCCTAGCTTCTGGCCTTCGGTGTCCTCGGTGACGATGCAATCGGACATCCAGCCACGGCCGCCGGCCTTGTTCAGTACTTTGACGCCGATCGTGTCACCGGTGCGAGCGGCGTTGACGATGGTCGTGAGACTCAAGTCGGCGTCGTCGTCGTCGAATTCGATCGGGATTGTGGCTTCGTACAGGGCGATAATCTTTTTCTTCGCCCGAGACCGCCTCGACGACACGACCGCAGTATCCCACTTAATCTGCAGTTCGACGTCGCCCACGCCGTCCACTTCCGTGCTCGGCGCCCCGCCGGCAGCGCCGATGTACAATTTCCCGAGCAGACCGATTCTCTTCGCCATGTCAAAGCTCCTTGTTTAACCGCGACCCAACGGGGAGCGCGGGCAGGTAATCACTGTCCATAAAACGTTGGCAGCTCCGGGGCGGCCGCGACCAAGGCCGGCCCCATGAACGGTCGAGGCGCAATCGTGCCCTCAATAATTGCGGGACCGTACAACAGAGCATTGAGCTCGTTTGCCCGCTCGGCTTGTCTCGCGGTCCGCAGCTTCACGTACGTGACGGCAACCGACTTGCCCTGGTTGTAGCCAGGCCACGGGATACGATCGTGCGTCGTCTGACAGGCAGGACCGCCGATGCGGCTCTCTCCGCCACCTCCGACCTGTCGGATCCGGCGCCGCGGATTCTTGCGGCGGACACGTGCACCTGACTCCAGATCACTGGCGATCTTCCGGCCGTCTCGACGCTGCAATAGCGTGGGGCCGACAACGCCTGACAAGGTTGTCGGGTCGAAACTGGCGAACAGCATCTTCTTGAGCAACGCGCCCCGCTCTCCGTGGGCGCTCGGGGGCTGCCCGGGAGACGAAGCACTCTTACGCGGACGCATGGACCTGGTGGCAATCTTGCGAATCAAGAGCGACGATTTTTTGATCGCCTGCAGCGTTTTCCGGTCCACAAAATCTTGGACAACTTTGCGATCGAAAAACCAGTTCTTGACACGAACGGTGGTGTCCACCCGCGCCGATTCGCGACCCTTGGCAGCGGCGTATTGTTGGGCGTTGTACATGGTTGTCGGACGGCCTCGGAGGGCCGTCTTACCTCTGCGTAGGACGGCTCTCCGAAGCCGTCCGTCTCACTGCTGTTTGTACGTCACTTCGATCAGCGCCACGAACATCCGCGGCGCCTCGAACAACAAATGGGGCATCCACAACGGGTCTTGCTTCAGCGGGGGTACCCAACCGTGCCCGGCGATCACCGCATGCCGCATCGGGCCGGACGGCCCCCACGCCTCCCGGACGATGTCGCAGGCGGCAAGACCCTCTTCAATCACTGCGCGGTCCGCAGCTCCGGCCGGACCGATCACCCCAACGTGCAACGTCCGATCGTCCAAATCACGCTTGCGGCTGCTCAGCCCTTGCGTCCAGCCGGCCGGCATCACCCGGACTCGCAGGTCCGTCAGCGTCTCACGCTTCTCCCTATAGTCTCCGACCACTTCGATTGGCATCGCTCCGATGCACGATCCCAGCAGATCAGCCAGGGCGTCGGCCAGGTCGAAGTCGGTACTCGAGTTGCTCACGTTGCTCTTTCGTCTTGCACTTTCGTAGCATGGACCGCCAGGTCCGTGCACATTCGCAATCGCAATCACCTGACCGCACGGACCTCGCACGGACCTGGCGGTCCATGCTACTTCGGCCGCTCACGCATTCACGACCACGGTATGCAGCCGGATCCAAGTGCGATCCGGCGTGCTGTGATTCCACCAGCCTTGCCCGGCCACTTCGGCCACGTCGTACCGGCAGCCGTCTGCCTCGACCCAATCCGCCTTGTCCGGCTCGGCCGGCGTCAGGGCGGACAATTCCGCGATTGGGAAGATCCAATCCGTCAGCTCCACTTCCGCAACCACAACCGTCCCGTCCACCGCCCGCTCTTGATACTTGCCCTTGATCGCGGTGAACTCCAGGTGGGCAGCGCCCCGGTGGTAGACCAGGTCGCGCCCGCTGACGCTTCTCGCGGCGGTCATTCCGGCGGTGAGTGCGTTGTCGATTGCATTCATGGTAAGTCAGGCTTTTTGGCCTGACGTTTTCGCGAAAACGTCATGTCGATTTCGGCACACGGAGTGTGCCGTCTACGTTACGAGGGGTTGGCCGCAGTGGTTCCACCGGACAGCGCATTCTGGTTTCCCGCCCACTGATCACCCGACGCGCCAACCTTGTAGAGCGTCGCCCCGTAGGTTCCTCCCAGCTGGTTATCCCACACGGCGTTGCCACCGCTGGACGTACCCGACAGGTCAATGCCCATCGCTAGCACGGCTCCCACGGCACCGGCCGCGGTGATGCCGTACTCGAAGATCGTGTTGCCCTGGATGCGAGCCACCCGGCAGTTCAGATCGATCGCCTTCACGCAGCTGGCGAACACGTTCCGCAGGATCTGCCACGCCGAGTAGGACAGTCCGCCCGCTTCCACGCCCAGGATCCCGGCCCCGTACGTGCCGGTGTTCATGTACTGGAATTCGCAGTCGGACACCTCGACGTTGTCGCTATCGCAGACGGGCGAGTAGATCGCGGCTTGCGAGCCGGTCTTGCCCTGGAATCGGCAGCCGCGAATCCTGGCGTAACTGGCGCCGCCCAGGGTGATGGCGCTTGTGGCCCGATTGGCCACGTAGGCCGGCGGGCTGAAGCGGATGTTCTGGACCAACACGCTGGTCGCGTTGATCGTCAAACACACGGCGTCGGCCGCGGCTGTCCACTTGGCCTGGTTGGGCGTGTTGCCCACACCGATGATCGACAGCCCCGTCTTGGCCACGGCGATCGTGACCGCTTCGGAGAAACTGCCCTTGATCAGAATGGTATCTTCGGCGACGGCCAGGGCCACGGCCGCGGCGATCGTCAGCAGCGGAGCGCCCCACGAAGTGCCGGGATTCGTGTCGACCCCGTTGACGCTGTCGACGCAGTAGACGGTGCCTTGCGGCGCGAGAGCGGCCAGCACGGGCAACACGTCGTTGCCGTTCTCGCTGGCCAGCAGTCGAGAGCCGGCCAGCATTTCCAGGGATTGGCGGATGGTAGCGCGTTTCAGGTTGGCGGCCATGTTCAATTCTCCAGAGTCTCAAGTGTGTGGTTCGTTTAACCGCGACCCATCGGGGAGCGCGGACGTAAGACAGATCATAAGCCCGCGCTTCCCGTTGGGTCGCGGTTAAACGATTCAAGCGAAGACTACGTAGGACGGATTGGCAATCCGTCCCACAAACGACGCCTACGGGCAGGGCACCAACGAGCACACCATGCTCTTGTCGCTGGCGTCGCCGGCGGCGGAGTTGGTCGCGGTCACGCGCACGTAGCGTTTCACGTCGCTGGGCAGCCGCAACCGACCCGTGGCGGCAGCGGCCCCCACGCCTCCGGCTCCGGTCTGAGTCAGGACGATGCCAAGACTCGTCTCGGAAGCGAAGGTGGACGCGGTGTCGTGGAACACCTCGTATTTCATGGTTGCGGCGTCGCCCAGATCGGCGAACACCAGCGCGGGGGCTTCCACCAGCAGCTCGACCGGTGGGCTGAGCTCGTTCTTGGCGGAGATGCCAAGGTCGAATCCGGCGCTGTGCACGTGGTCAGCCCCGTTGGGCAGGGCGGTCGTGTTTTGCAAGGCTTCGTCGCGGACGTTCGGGCGAGTCATAACGTAATCCTTCTGTCAGTGGTCAGTGGTCAGTGGTCAGTTGCGGTACTCGTCAAGCGAAGACTACGTAGGACGGATTGCCAATCCGTCCCACAAACCAAGCGAATGTCCGTGGCAACTGACCACGGACAACGGACAACGGACGATTTACAGCGTCAACGGTTCGGTGTCCAGCAACGCTTCGGTGATGGCGATCGGGATCCCGTGGCTCTCGGTCGGGATCGGGGCGGGGGCTCCGGTCGGGTTGGTCGCGACGCGGTCTTTGAGCAGCTGCCCAAGCGAGCGGCGAGTGCAGAAGATCACGTCCGGACGCACACCAACTTGGAACTTCATCAGCGCGTCGGCCACCAGGTCATCGGTCAGGCCCTTGCCGCTGTCGGCCGTCAGCTTCTTGATCCGGACCGCGTACATTTGGCTGCTGACCTGCAGGCCGGGATAGGCCATCAGCTCTTGATGGTAGGCCGTGAACTGGTTTCCGTCCGCGTCGTCGATGTCGCGCAGATCGACTTCCGACAGTTCGAACTGGCCGCCCGCTCCGTAGACCCACTGGATGCGCTGCGGGCCAAACGACACGAGCCAGGCAGACGAGCCGGTCGTAGCCGTCGTGCCGCCGGCGTCGACCACCATGTTGGTCGCGTCGTAGCTGTCCAGCAAACCCGGGAAGCCCTTGGCATCGCCGTAGGTCGCGTTGACGCCGTAGTAGAACTGCTTGGCCACGTGCTGGAAGCCAGCGGCCACGTGCGCCTCGGCTTCCTCGGCCAACACGGCGGCCCATCCGTTTTCGTCGCGATCGGCGGCCGCCTTGTCGGCAGACCAGCGTGCGTTGAGCGCGTAGGTCTCAACCCAGCGTTGCTCGTAGCGGGCCTTGGTCCGGACGCTCCCCTCGTTGATGTTGCGGAATCCGACGCTCGGCAGGCCGACACGCACGCGGGTCTTGTAGCCGAGCCCGTTGATCGTGCGGGCCGCACGGCCGGCAACTTCCGGGATGGCCTTCGTGGTCTCGTCGATCAGGCCGACGATTTGGTCATTGCCGACACGCTTCGCGATGTCCAGGACGGTGATCATTCCGGTGGGCAGAGTCATTTGCAAGGTTCCTTCTTCAAGTAGCATGGACCTCCAGGTCCGTGTAGGGATCATCATTCAATGCACGGACCTGGAGGTCCATGCTACGTTTGGTTTGTGGGACGGATTGGCAATCCGTCCTACGTAGTCTTCGCTTGGTTTGTGGGACGGATTGGGTTTGTGGGACGGATTGCCAATCCGTCCTACGTTGGCCTACTTGGGTTTCTGCGCGGGTTGCTTCAGCCCGGCGGCGAACATGGACATGCCGGGCGTCAATCGTCCGGCGAACTTCTCCGCGGCTTGGCCGGCGGGGTCCGCGTCCGCCGGCGTGGTGCTGACGGGCTTCTTCTCGCCGATGCTCAGCGAGTCCAGCCGGCTCTGCAACTCGGTGACGGCAGCGCTCTGGCAGTCCAGTCGTCCCTGCAGCTCGGCGATCGCCGCGGCGTGTTGCGTCTTCATGGCGGCCAAGAATTCCGTGTAGCAGTCCAAGACGGGCTTGCCGGCGGCCGTCCACTGCGCGCCAAGCTCGGCGCCGAAACGGGTGGTGAAGTCGGCCAGCTGCGCGGCCAGTTCGGCCCGCAATTGGTCACTGGTCACGACGGGCTTGGTATCGAGCACGTCGGCGGGAGGTGTGGTTTCGCTCATCTCGCTCTCCTGAAGGTGAAGGGTCACGGTCACGTCTCCGTCCGTTGCGGAAAACTCCGACTCGGTGTAGGGGTCGGCACCCTTGCCGCAGACGGCTACCCCACGTAGCAGGCACTTCCGAACGACGGTCAACGGGCCGGCCAGCTGCTGGCCGTTCACCGCGGCGGTCATGCCGGCCTGGTACTCTTCCATCAGCAAGCCGTTGACGGAGTCGAATTGGATGGACGCTTCGAACGGCACACCGGCTTGGCCCAAGGCGAGTACTTGGCCTGCGCGGTCTTCGGCACACACGCTGATCAGTTCGCCGGACACGGTCAGCTTGCCGCCGGTCGTGTCGATTTGGTCCGCATAGCCGAGGATCTCGTCTTGGTCATGACACCAGTCGATGGCCAATCGATCACGGGACCAGGTCAGGCCCGCGTAGTCGAATACGATCGGCCCCCACCAACGATGATTGAAGACTTGCCCACTGCTGGCCGTCAGCTTGATCTTGCCGCGTGGCAGTCCGCCGGCGGCCGCCTCCGTGGGCGGAGCATCGGCCGCGAACTCGAACGCGCCCGCGGGGACGCGGAACGCACGGCACGGCAGTTGTTTGGTGGTGATGGGCATGGGCTCGGTCTCAAGTAGCATGGACCTCCAGGTCCGTGCAATACACTCGGTCTACCTGGACGGACCTGGAGGTCCATCCTACGTGGTGCGGGGTACGTTAAACGGGTTTCTTCAGGAACTCGTCGGCGATCACAAAGGACAGGGGCACGCCGGCTTCGGCCGCGTATTTCATGGCCTTGGCGATCAGGTCTACGTTCTCTTCAAAGTCCCCTTGGTCCGCCTCCATACAGGCGTGGTACGGGTTGCTCAGTCCGGCGCCAATCGCTTTCAGCTCCGCAGTCACTTCCTCGAGCGGACGCCACCACGGCATTTTGCGGGGCACCCAAGCCCACGGTTTGTCGGCCACGGTCAGCCGGCGGCCGGCGACGCGGGGCAGCGTCAATGTCTTGTTTCGGATCAGGCAGCGGTACTTGTGCTCGGTGCATTTGTCACGCATACACCCACAACGGCTACGCTTAATTTCGCAACTTCGGTCATATCCGAGCCACGCTGTCTTGTTACCGAAAAACGTACCTTTTGAGCTATCGAACAGCGCATAAGGCAGGTCCAACGAGCACATAGCAATGGCCGTAACGAACTGCCAAAACTCCTGCAGACTCTGCGCGGGGGAACCGCTCTCGAGGAACTTCGCGTCGTCGCCAGGATCCATGTCCATCACCACGGGCCCGCCGCCGAAGTCGACCTGGTAGGCCGATCGAATCGGGTTGCCGTCCACGTCCGTCTCACCGGTCAGCGTCCCCAGCTGCGAGCCTTCCCCGCGATTGATGACCATGCTGAACAGACCTTGAATCTTCGTCTTGACCAGGCTCAGTGACTCGGCTTCGTAGACGTCCTGCAGCTGGTTGTAGGCCGATGCGACGGGCGAGACTCCGCGGTACTGATCGAAGCGGCCGTAGTAGGCGTGGAGGTGGCAGTTGTCCACCGGTACTTCTCGCTCGAACTGGAGTGCCGACCAACCGCCCGTGCGTTGATGGATCGCGTAAGCGACGGGTACGCCGGCGGCCGTCCTGACGCCGTTGAACCAATCCTTGGCATCCGTCTGCGTTCCCATGTTGGGACTGCGGATCCGATCGCCTTCGATCCCCTGGACGCGGCCGGTGTCTTGGTCGAGCATCAGCAGGGCTACGTCTCCGTCCAGGACGGCGTGAGACTCGGCAAGGCGAAAGACCATTTCCCCGTCGAGCATGCGGCGGTAATCGAACTTGTCGGCGCGCGTCTCGGTTGCCATCAGGGCTTCGGCCTCGCGGTCAAAGACCTTGTCTCCAGTCGTCGACTGGAAGGTGGCCGAGACGACATAGTTCAAATGCTGGTTGACCATCCACTGCAACAGGGAGCTGTTGCGTTGCAGGCTGCGGATCCCGCCGATCAGCTGGCGGCGTGAGGAATCGGGCAGATGGCGATCCTCGGTCATGGTGACGGCCGAGGGGGCTCTGCGTTTCCCCTTGGGGTTCAGCGCGTCGTAGGCACTCGTCTGCGCGGTGGCTGCCGTCGCTGTAAGGTTGCCGGCGCGGTCGACCGTCCCAGTGGTCATCACGTCGCAGGCGGTACAGGCTAGGGCAATGGTCATAAGGATCGTTGGCACTTCGAGTTTCCGTATGAGAACCCAAGTAGCATGGACCTCCAGGTCCGTGCAGCAAAACGAAGTCGAATCGGACGGACCTGGAGGTCCATCCTACTAAAAGCCAGAGAAGTTCACGTTGAATGTGCGGGGACGTAGGGCCGCCTCGGTGTCATCGGTGGCGATCAGGTGAGCGAGTTCCTTGCGTAAGCTCTCCGGGTCGATCGTGACACTTGTCCCGTCCGTGTTCGTCGAGGTCACGCCGCTGCGGAGTAGCTCGCGGATCGCGGCGATCGCGGCGGTGTTGTCGGCCATAGGCGATCCTACTTGGCAATGTGCGAGAGCAAGACGTAGTGTTGTCCGCACTCGCAGGTGACCTGGTTCCAGCGAACGTGAGTCCGTGTTTCGCCATTGGGTGCAATGCCCGGCAAGTGCCGCTCGCGAATCAATCGGCCGACGGTCTGGTAAGCCGTTCGGCAGCTTGGGCAACAGCGTGGCAGTTGCTGGACGATGCGCGGTCCCTGTTGGTCGGTCGGATCCGCAGCTACGGCGCGTCTCGGCTTCTTTTGGGTTGCGACTGTCATTCAGCGGACAGTACCCAGTGCCGCGTCGCGTGTCTTGGGAGCCTTTACAGATTCTGGGGTGCGGTGGCTGGACACCGCTTTCCTTTGGAGTGCGGGGACTTGGCCCCGCTTTTCAAAAGACAGGGATTGGCAATCCGTCCCACAAACCAAGCGAAGACTACGTAGGACGGATTGGCAATCCGTCCCACAAACCAAGCGAAGACTACGTAGGACGGATTGGCAATCCGTCCCACAAACCAAGCGCTCGCCAAGGAGCGCCGATGAAAAGCGGTGTCAAGCCACCGCACTCCAAAGGGTCAAAGGTCGAGCGGGCGGACGGCTTGGCGGGCGGGACGGGGGGCGGGGGATTTGTCGGCAGTACCGGCCGCGTGACTCGGACTGCGTGGTGTGGCGATCGCCAGTTTGCCGCCAAGCATGGATTCTGCCGTACAGCATCCGCTCAGACAGTCCAACCAGTGGTTGGGCCGGCCGGGCCGCAGCGTCCAGACGATCACCTCACCGTAGGGGCCGTATGTCTTGGTCGGGACCTCGGCCGTCAAGTGCTCGCAGAATAGCCGATGCCTCGCGGGCTCGCCATCGAACAGACAGAGGGATCCGGGATCGCCAAGCGGCGTGGTCAATCGGCGCCAGAGGAATGACTTGCGTCTGCCGGCGTCGAAGACCACGTGGCGGACGATGCGACACTTCTTCGGAGACGGCAGCATCCACTCGTCACCCAGCTTGGCCGTCTTGTTGCCAGCCCGGTCGTACCGACTGATCGGGCACTTGGCGGCGCCGAAGGCCATGCCGTGCGACGGAGTTACCAGCAGCCCATGCTTGCGACGTGCACCGCGGCAGGACTCGTAGACGGCATCGGTTACCGCCCCGTCATTCGCGTCCACCAGGCCGAGGTCCAGCGACATCTGCAAGCCGTCCACCCGTACCCAGTCTCTGGCCGACAGCTCGGCAAACAACCGGTCCAGGGCCTGTTGCGTCTGCCCCTCCCGAGTCGTCGCGGTCACTTCCGGCGTCGCGGTGATCTTGTGCCGCAGATGCCTGTGATCGAAGTAGACGGAATCTTGCTGCGGCCAGGTGCCGTAGTCGACAATCCAGCCGGTGTATCCAGGGGCCCAGCCGCAGACGGTGTAGTAGAGGATGTCCTTGTGCACGTCGACGAACCAGGTCAGCCGCTCGGCCTGGAGCGGGACGGCTCCGCGGGCGTGAGTTCCTTGCCGGACCGACAGTTGATCAACCGATAGCTGGGCGACGTCTGCGGCGTCGGACTGCTCCGACTCAGGCTCGTTCTGGAACTCGGACATGAACGCCCGGCGATCACGCAGAAAACACCGCATCGCGAATTCGACCGCCGACGTGCAGCCGGGGTGACGATGCTCCCAGGCAACTACGCAGCCTTCGTCCATGGCCCCACGGCTGGACGTGTAGAACTGCGTTGTGCGTGGGAAGTCCTCACTGCCGGTGGCCAGCTCGTCTAGGTAGACCACGGCGTATTCGTCCCACAGCTTCATGTTCGTGGGGAAACTGTAGAGCATCTTCTTGCGGACCCCGTGCCAGGCCGGGTGTACCGTGCGGTCCAGCAGCTTGTCGGCGACGTCGCCCGGGTCAATCACCGTCAGCGCCGCCAGAGCGGAAACTTCGCGGTCCGGTCCGGGCAAGAATAGGATCCCTTTGGCGATCGCATCCTCTCGCGCCTCGCACTGGATGGGGCTGCGTGCCGTGCGGTCGGTCTGGGGATCATCCAGCAAGAGCAGGGATGGGCGTAGAATCGTCCCATCGGCCCGGGGCAGGTTTAGGCCGCGTAATGCCTCCAGGAGCCCGCTGGACTCAAGGACGGCCCCAGAGCAGCGGCTGCCGGGCACGGTGGGCAGGATCACACGGTTCTTGCCCCACTGGCTTTCATTGCTAGCGGGCCATAGGTTGCTGCCTTCTGAGGTCAGGCCGGCGCATTTGTTCGCCCGGCCGTTCATGGCCCGGACGGGCACGCAGACTTCCGGATAATCCGAAAGTAACAGTTCGTTGGTCAGCAGGGCCATCTTGACCGACCCGATGCGCCGTGGGGCGTGCTTGGCCGTCGCGGTCAGCAGCACGCCGTAGTCATGCTTGCCGGTCAGGATCGCGAAGAGGATGGCAACCTCGAGCCTTGTGGTCTTTCCGTCTCCGCGTGGGGCGGCGATCGCCTGCAGGCCGCCGTGCTCGATGACTCGCTGGGCCTCGTGGAACTGGTCGGAGTGATCGGCACAGCAGGGCAGGGGGAACCGGTCGTGAAAATAGGTCTCGGCCCACGTCTGCAGGTCCAGCTCCGCGGCCGCACGTCGAGCCGGATCCGCAGGCGGTGGGATTGGGCCGATGTCCTGCCCCGTCCGGACGATCGCCGCCTGGCGGTTTCGCTCGCGTGCTTTCTTTTCCTCGTACCCTTTGGAGTGCGGTGGCTCGACACCGCTTTTCATCGACGGTGCAGGGCTGTTGGCCTTTTCTGCCTTGGGGTGACATTTTGTCACCAGAATTTGCGCCTTGCGCCTAGGGTTCCGGCGCGTTTCCGGGCGATTTGTGTGCGCAGCCGGCGGCGAGACTGGCTTGTTGCGCGTCTTGGCGTGCGGTTTCGGCGTAGGACGGCTCTCCGAAGCCGTCCGCTTGGGCTTTGGCTTGGCGGCCGACTTGGCCCGCGCTCCCCGTTGGGTCGCGGTTAAACGAGGCGTTGGCTTGGCGGCTGGCTTGGGCTTCGTCCGGCTCTCCGAAGCCGTCCGCTTGGGCTTCGGTTTGGCCATTAGGTCTGCCCAATCGCTTCGGTCTGATGCCGTTTTAGCCACTGCCGCTCGAATTCGGATTCTTGCCGGTCTGGGCAATGCTCAATTTTCTCGGCCAGCCTGGCCAGCTCCGCTTGCGTCTGCCGCCCGGCGTCGGCACCGGATTGCAGGGCTGTAGAAGATCGCTCGATTACAGCGACCAGTTGCCCGGTCACAAACTTGTGCATCTGCCAGGCCATGGCGCCGCACAAGCCCAGCGCTGCTAACGCGACCACGACGGGGAAGCCGAACTCCCGAAGGCAGGGGATCACCAAGTCTTTGATAATCGTGGTCGAGTCCATGGTGACGCCTCGCG